TGTATGAAGTCAGTCTGTGTAGTTATTTCTCTTTCCATTAACCTAATTTCTAACTTTTTCTCACCCAACTCATCGTTTAGAGTATTATGTGTCTTTTCATCATATATAGACTCTGGTTTTTCAACCACAATATCTTTTCTTTCCTGGTTATTTTTATTTAATTCTTTTTCTAATCTTTCAATCTCCCTCTCTAATTCTTTAGGGTCTAAATTAACAATTTTAGGGTCAATATTTTTATGTTGTTGTCCTATTAGTTTATCTCGTTTTTTCTCTATTTTTTTTATAGTATTTTCTAAAGTGATCTTTTTTAGATTTATAATACTCTTTATTACAGGTTATGCACTTACTAGACTTACCATCACCCCAAGGAGCATCGTAAAAGAACTTAAATGCTTTTGTCTCTCCGCATTTCTTACATTGTTTATTCATATACTATAATATAAGAAAAATATCGCAGAGAAACAAATTTTTTGAATACTAAGTTTTACGTCTATTTATTACTATAGTAAAGAAACTTAACAACTTAAATTCAAAATCATATTATGAACAGAAATGAATTAAAAGACCTAGTTAAGAATTACTTTCACTTAGAAGACAAAAATATCGAAACTAAATCAGAAATCACAGAAGAAGTAAAATTTCAATCAGCTAAATTAGTTGACGGAACGCCTGTATCAAATAAGTCAGAAGACGAGTTTGAAGTTGGACAGGAAGTATATGTTACTACTGAAGCAGGTGATGAGGTTTTAGCACCGTCTGGAGAGCATTCTCTTGACAATGGAGATGTTCTTGTAATCGACGGAGAAGGAAAAATTACAGGTCTTCACAAACCCAATGAAACGGGTCAAGGATCTTTATCTAAGGAAGAAGCTGCAGAAGAAACTTTAGCAGAAGTTAAAGAAGAAGAAGCAGTAGAACTTGCCGATGATGCAATTAATGAATCAGACGCTTTACCAATGTCAGAACATGAGGATGAAGATCACATGGACGAGCATAAGGATGAGCAAATTCCTGAGATCATTGAAGCTATCATGTCGGAGCTTGAGCCTACGATAAAAGAGATGCAAAAAAAACTCGAAGAGCATGAGCAAAAGATGGAAGAGCATGAGCAAAAAATGAAAGAACATTATGCTGCTGCTGAAGAAACTTCTGTGACTGAGAAAGCTTTTAGTAAAGCTGGATTCGGGTCTAAGCCGGAAGGCGATATTTTATCATTTAACAATGGTAATCTTAAATCGATGCAATACGAAAATATATTGAGTAGGGCTTCAAAAAATAACAAAAAATAACAATTTAAAAATTAATTATTATGGCATTAGATGTATCAGCATTATCAGACTTCAATAATGAAGTTGCTGGAAAAGTCGTACCAAAGATTGTTTTTGAGGGGTACACTACTTCAATTCTTCCAATACAAGAAGGAATAAAGTATGAAGAACCATTAAATATCTTCGAAGTAGATTTACAAGTACAATCAGGAGATTGTGTTTCTACACCTTCAGGATCTTTCGACGCTACGCAAAGAACAATTCAAGTTACTCAAAGAACTTCTTACGACGGACTTTGTTTAGATAACTTAAACCCTAAATATTTAGGTATCTCTGCTTTAGACAGAGGATCGTATAACGAAACTTTCAAATTAGCTTCAGTATACACAGAACAAATCGTTAACCAAATGAAGAAAAGCGATGATGCTTTTTTGTGGAATTCAACTAACGGATTAGGATTATTAACTTCAGGATCAACTGCAGGAGTAGTTGTACCGGATGCAGCTACAGGATCAGTATCTTCAGCTACAATCTTAGGTATTACAGATGCAATGATTGAAAACATTTCTGATGATATCGCAGACAGAGACGATTTAACAATCTGGATGTCTGTATCTAACTTCCGTAAATTTATTACGGCGTTAAGAGGAATTAACAACTATTACTTCGACCCAAGCTCTATTTCTAATAGAACTGGTATCTTACAAATAGCTTACCCATTCCAAAATGTAAAAGTAGTAGGAACAAGTGGTATTTCTGGAGACAGAATCGCACTTATGCCTGACGCTTATGCAGTAGTTGGTGTAGATCTACTAAGTGACGTAGATAACTTCCAACTTTGGTACGATATGAATGCAGACCAACTTAAACATAGATTAAAATCTAAGTTAGGTGTACAGGTGGCATTTCCTGAGTACATTGTTTCTAACGGACTATAATCGTAGACAACAAAAACCAATAGGGGGTAATTAATTTTACCCCTTATATTAACTAACTAATAAAACCAATAAATTATGGCATGTGATATTACAAGCGGCTTTTCGTTAGCGTGTAGAGATAACACAGGAGGAATAAAAAATATTTACATTCTTTCAGGATCAGTTTCTACAGTAACAGAAAGTTCAGAAGGGTTAATTAGCGCGTTATCAGGTAGCGGTGTCTTTTATAAGTTTGAATTGACTAAAAACACAGGAGATTTCTTAGAAACTCCAACAGTTTCATTAGAAAATGGAACGGTATTTTATGATCAAGCTATAAATGTAGCATTTCACAAACTACAATCGTCAATTAGAAATCAAGTTAAAGTTCTAGCTCAGAATCCAGACCTTAAAATCGTTGTTGAAACAAACAATGGTGTAGAGTCTCCTTACACAGGAAGATTTTTCTACGTAGGTAACAGAAGAGGAGCTACTTTATCAGGAGGAGCAGGAGCAACAGGTACAGCATTTGGTGATGCTAACCAGTATGCTTTAAGCTTTTCTGGTAATGAACCAGAACCTGCGGAAGAAATTGCTTCTTCTAACGGTACTTTAGACGTCGCACTATCTGGAATAACAGTAGGCTAATTATACAATAACTAAAGGGGAATGGTTGTAAAAGATTATTCCCTTTTTTTTTAAACGAATTAAATGATAAACTTAATTAAAGAAGGTACAACTAACACTATAGCAATATCACCAGCTACAGCTAGCATATACCATGATTTAGCAAGTGGATCATTCGGTTTAGATATTTCTCAAGACTATGATAGATCTTCAGGAAGTCTAAGCTTAGGAAAACTACCTCCAGTACCAGCTGGATACTATAACAATTATTTACTCTTTAGTGTTACTAGTGCAGATATACCATCTAGCTCTGGTTTTTATACTTATACATTAACAGAGGGTATTGCAGGAGCAGCAGCAATATGGGGTAGTACAACAGATACTTTTAGTGCAGCAGATTTTACATGGAGTGCATCTGAGGTAGTATCTAACAAAAGAAACATTGATACTGGTAGATTAAAAGTTGTTGGTACAGATAAACCTTCGTATATTAGTTATACAGAGGCTAACCAAAACGGTCAGTATACAACTTATCATAAATAAATTATGGCAAAGAAAACAGAAAAATTACATTTTGCTAAAGTAGAAAGGTTTAACAGACCTTTAGCTAGTTTCAATGAGAAGCTACAAGGTAAATATGTAAAGAGTGGTAACGATAATCAATTTCCTTATTACTTAATTAACTTATACAATAGAAGCTCAATACATGCAGCTTGTGTAGATTCAATTGTCCATTCAGTTATAGGACAAGGATTAACAGCAAATGAAGAGGCTTTCTTAGAAACGGCTAATAAAAAAGGAGAGACTTGGAATGATATCTTTAAAAAGGTAACTTTAGATTTTAAATTACACGGTAGCTTTGCTTTAGAAATACTTTGGAGTAGAGATAGAACTAGAATAGCAGAAGCATATCACATAGATTTCTCTACTATAAGAGCAAAAGAAAAAGATCATAGAGGAGTTATACCGGGATACTACATGAGTAATGAATGGAGAAACTCTTTTATACAAGTAACAGACGATAATGCTTTATACTTACCGGTATTTAATAAAGAAAAAGCAATAGATGAACCAAGTCAGATCTTTGTCGTACACAACTACAGACCAGGTCAACAATACTATCCATTACCAGACTATAATGGAGCCCTTAGGACCATTGAGTTAGACGTAGAGATAGATAATTTTCATGTTAATAACATTAAAAATGGTTTAGCACCGTCATTAGCTATAACAACGTTTACAAATGGTAGTACAGATGATGTAACGGCAATAGAAAATATGCTACATGCAAATTATGGGGGAACAGATAATGCCGGTTCATTAATTTATATGGACGTTGATTCACCAGAAAATAAACCAGACATTACTCCTATACCGCAAAATGGTGCTGATAAGTACTATGAAACAGTAAACGATATGTCTGTACAACAAATATTAACAGCTCATAGGATTACTTCTCCTATGCTTTTAGGTATAAAGACTGAAGGTCAATTAGGTGGTAGATCAGAGCTTATAGATGCTAAGATTCTTTTTAACTTTAATGTTATTGAGCCTATGCAGCAAGAAATACTAAGACAGCTAGAAGGTATCTTACAAGTTAACTATCCAGAGATAGTATTAGGAGTAGATACTAAAAATCTATACGAAGATGGAGAAGTAGTAGATGAAGTAGTAACTTCTGTAGAGGTAACAGACGATGAAGCAGAACAAGTCGAAGAACAAGATACAACTAACGTAGAAGATATACCAACAATATGACAAATACATTCTTAATATCCGAAGCACAAATACGAAATTATACTGACATCGAAGATAATGTAGATTCAGCATTAATTAAAAATGGTATAAGAGAAGCTCAAGATATAAAATTACAAACAGTTCTAGGTACTTTACTAGTAGATAAAATTTATTCTTTAGTAGATGCAGGAACAATAGGAGATAGCGCTAATGCTGCTTATAAGACTTTATTAGATGACTATATTCAAGATATGCTTATATATGCTGCATATTGGTATATATTAGATTCTATCTATATAAGAAGTAGAAATAATGGATTACTTATTCCTGATGGAGGAGAAAATTCAATTGCTGCAGATAGATCTATGTATAACGTTAAGAGACAAGCAGTACAAAATAAAATGGAATTCTATTCCGATCTTCTTACAGATTACATTATAGAAGAACAAGTAAATTATCCAGAGCTAAATGCAAGTAACAAATTATACGATTTAAATCCTAACTACGACAGTAAATACGGAAGTCCATTTGTCTTCAATAGAAAAGGAAGAATGACTCAAGAGTTTATCGATAGAGGAATAAGAGTATACGATTCAAGATATAAACAATACCCACAATAATATGGCAAATTATAATTTAACATCACAACAAATAAAAGATAGCTTTCAGCAATTAGCTCAAGTCTCTGGATCTATAGAGGTAGGAGTATCTGGATATGCAGTCTTAGACGGTACAGGAAGTAGAGTAAACACTTTACACGTAACTGCTTCACAAGCTACTAGTGCAGTATCAGCTTCTTTTGCTCCTAATACAGGTGTAACTTCTATTATAGCGGGAACTAATGTTACTGTAGATCAATCTACTGGAGATGTAACAATTTCTGCTTCAGGAGGTGGAAGTGTAACCACAGGATCTCTCTTAGTTACTGCAAGTAATGTAGATGCTACTATAACTTATACAAAAGGCGACGGGAGTACCTTTCAAAACACTATTAATAACGTTGCTAGTGCAGATAGTGCTTCTTATGTTAATACTTTAAACCAGTCTGTTATTATTTCTGGTAGTAAATTAGAAATAGAAGGAACTAATAGTAACGAAGGTTTATATGTAGAGGGAGGTAGTGTTAACATTAATGCAAAGGGTACTCAACAGTACAGTAACATGAGACAGTATTACGATACTGACAAATGGTCTGGTAACTTTAATGGTTATCAACTTATAAATAATTCTTCAGGCTCAGAGGCTTTTACTAGTCTTATGGCTACTAGTACTTTTACAGGGTATGATGGTAGTAATCCGGTATTTTATAT